CATAATCTTTTTATTCTCTCAATATTCTTAAAACTTTTTAAAGTTCTCTAAATAATTAATTATGTACTCAAAATAGATTCTATATTATATTATTAAAAACAATGTAATCACGTAGTATATTATGCTACTTAAGGAAACGAGTACATAATCTTTTTATTCTCTCAATATTCTTAAAACTTTTTAAAGTTCTCTAAATAATTAATTATGTACTCAAAATAGATTCTATATTATATTATTAAAAACAATGTAATCACGTAGTATATTATGCTAGTTAAGGAAACGAGTACATAATCTTTTTATTCTCTTAAATTTATTAAAACTTTTTAAATCTTTCTAAATAATTAATTATGTACTCAAAATAGATTCTATATTATATTATTAAAAAACAATAGTAATCACTTAGTATATTATGTTACTTAAGGAAACGAGTACATAATCTTTTTATTCTCTCAATATTCTTAAAACTTTTTAAAGTTCTCTAAATAATTAATTATGTACTCAAAATATATTCTTTGTAACATTTATAAAATATCTATGTGTATATAAATATAAATAAAATTAATAGGGAATAAATATATATTGATAAATATTCAAAATAACAAAATAATGATATTCATCTATATTTTATAATATATGAAATGTACTTTTTATTATAACTTCTTTAAAAAAATAATTTAGTATATTCTTTAATTATATATTTATTTTATTATATTTATAGATATACTTATAATGAAAATTGAAATACTTTTTATTTTCTAAAGTATATGAATAAATAATTTTATTTTCATTGTAATTTAAATCATATGTATTTAGAATGTTTGAAACTTGTAAAAAACCATCGCATATACTTAAAAGTCCATTATCATATAAACTATGACAATATCTACACATTAGTTCTACAATATTTATATCATTGATTTCGTTATTTTTTAAAAGAAATCGTGGTTTAATATGAGCGGTTTCCAATAAACTCAATGGTAACGATTTATCACAAATTATACATTTATGATTTTTATTCTCTAGCAAATACTTTCTAAATTTTTGTTGTTCCTTTCTTATTTCAGTTAGTTTATATTTTTTATTATGAATAGAATTGTATTTTTTAAAAAACCTAACAATTATTCTTGAGTAATAATATATGTTATCGTTTAATACAACATTTCCTATTTTTGATAATACATAATGATTATCACAGTGTAAAAAAATAATATTATTTTTAATTAATTTTGATAATTCATTTTTTACACTATTTATTTCTATTGATTTATCATATCTAAACTTAATATAATTATATATATCTTTTTCTGTATTTTTATCAATTATAATAAAAGAATTAATAATATTATCGTTCATATCATATTATTTAATATAATATATTTTTAAGTATTATCGTAATGATACTATTATATTATAACCTCTTTTTCCTGATTTATTATTAATATCAATACCTTTTCTTTTTTCTTCTGTATAGTTTAATAATTCTAACTCTTTTTTTAAAGAGAGTATATTTTTTACAAACATTTTTTTTCCATTTATTATACACCATTTTTCATATATAGCATGTATTTCTTTTATTCCAAATCTAAGATTTTTTTTATCTGTTTTTTTAAAACATGTATTTGTAAATAGTAATATATTATTAACTGATGTATTTAGGACATTAGGTTCTATACTATTAACAATTTCCAATGATTCTATACTATTTACAATTTCTAATGATTCTATACTATTTACAATTTCTAATGGTTCTATACTATTTACAATTTCTAATGGTTCTATACTATTTACAATTTCTAATGGTTGTATAATATTTACAATTTCCAATGGTTGTATAATATTTAATGAAAATATTTTCGGTTTATCTTTATCATATAAATATAACCATCCGTCGGGTGTTTTCCAATAATATTTATTTGGTAAAGTATCGCAATCTATAATAGAATCTTCTTCATAGTCATTATATTCTATTGTATTTTTTTGATTATATCCATCTTTTAAAACTGAATATTTTACATTATTATTATTAATATAATAAGGATTTTTTTTAATATAATTATTAGTATTTTTTGGTAATTTCTTAGTATTTTGTGTGTAAGTTATTGATAAATATAATTTATCATTATCATAACATAAATTAATTCTTCTTCTATTATGATTTAATCCTGACCTAAGTAGACGATTTAAATCACACTGTGTATATTTTTTCCAGTTACTTCCTCCAATAATATCATACCATATATTCCCTACTCTATTCTTAATTCTTTCATCTATCCATGATTTTTTAATATTATTTATATTAATGTTATTTTGAATGTTTAGTAAATTAATTTTATCATTTATGTATTCAAATGTAATAGTATTTGTTAATTCAATAAACTCAATCTTTGTTTTGTTTTCACCATACAAATCTATAAAGTCTTCTTTATTTAATTCTTTTATTTCATTAACACATATATAATCTGGTAATTTATTTTCTTTACACACTCTTTTAATTTCTATATCTTCCATATCATCAATAATAAACATTTTATAACCATTATTTTTACTATCATAATGTTTCATCAATTGTAAGTTTTTTCTTTTTTTAGATACATCGATATATTTCATATATTTACAAAACTTAAAGTCTCCGTTATCTATTATACTTTCTAATAATTCTTTATTTTCTTCCCAAGTTTCACAAGACATAATAAATAATTCTATTTCTTTTATAAATTTTACATAAAAGTTCATTATTATATCGTGTAATTCATGAGTAGTCCATAATGTTAGTTTTATTTTTCCATTTATTAGATCTAAATCATTATATTTCCCTTGTAATCTTAAACGTTGTGAAATATCAGTACAATTTAATGATGCATGTGATACAAAATATTGATCTGTTAAATGTAGTGAATAATTTTCATAATCATCGCTTGTAAACGAATAACCTCTTTCACCATATTTTCCTGTTATTGTTACAATTGTTTTATTAATAATAGGTATATCACTCTTTTCAAATAATATTCTTAGTAATTTATATACTAACTTTATATTTAATTTTTTTGTATCTATATCAAAATAACAATAATTATTAGGTAATATATTATTATTATCTTCATAAATCGCTTCAGTATATACCCCTCCGAATTGCCATAATCTTTGACTTGTAGATGATTGTTCTGAATCCCATTTAGACCAAAATTTCAATTCTCGTTCATATGTTTTTGGTAAATACAATCTTAAACAATTACCATGATATATTATTGTAAATATATCTGGAAAGTCTTTTATTATTTTATTTACTAAACAGAATTGATTTGCTCTTATCTTTTCTTCGCTTATTAATAACGAATCATATTTTATTGTTGGTCTTTCAATTATTGTTCTTATAATTTTTTTAATATTTTTATCATAATCCTGTAATATGTCATAACTTAATTTTTTTGCGTGATTTTCTTTTTCTTGATAATCCCACCATGCATTTACAGTACTATTGAAATATATAGAATTATTAAATAAACCGAAATAATCGGTTGATCTTTTCATTTTATGTACTTTTGATATTTTTATTTGTATATCTGTTGTATCACTTAATCTTGTTGTTACATTATACAATAAAGAATGAGCTGTTCCTGTTATATGTAAAGCATATTTAACTTTTTTGTATATTTTTGCAAGTAATCTTTCGCATATAGTTGAATCTTTATAATCCTTATCATTACTTTTATCATTTGAAGATGTAGGACACATTAAATCACTTTCATCAACTAATGTAGTTATATTAACTAGTTCATCGTTATATTTGATATATTCACTAAACTTTGAATTTATTTTCTCTAATTGTTTATGATTCATCAAGCAACAAAATATATCAGTTGAGTTTATAGCATCTTTATTACTTAATTTATTAATAATATCATTACTATTAATATCTTGCAATTCGGGAAGTTTGAAAGACTTCCAATAATCTGTATTATTTTCTTCAAAAAAATAATCTTGAAGCTCTTTATTGAACTCTTCAAATAAACTTTTGATAAATTGAATATTAAAATTATATTTTTCTGTACCAACTATATCATCTTGTAATTGTTTTTGATCTATTGATAAGTTTCTAAAAATATATAATACTGGTCTCTCTAAAATATAAACTGAAATCCACATTATTATACATGCATGTACACGTTTCCCCAACTGTATATCTCCCCATAATAATTCAACTATAGACTTTTCATTACATTCTAAATTAAGGGCGTTCAATAAATCTTCTTCAAATGAAAGTGAGTTGATATTTTTAGGAATATTTTTTAACTTTATAGGGTTTTTCCCCCAATTATGTCTTTCTAAACTTTCTTCATTCATATATTGACATTTTTTTAACATTGTATTAATAATTTTTTCCATAGGTTTTTTAAATATATCACCTCTTTTTTTATAAAAAGTGTCAATTTTATCTTGTAATAATGAAGACATCTATATAGTATGTTATATATACTGATGTGTTATATCATTTTTATATTCATTATAACATTTATAAATATTATACTACTCAAGGAAAACGAGTACATAATCTTTTTATTTTATCAATATTCTTAAAACTTCTAAAACTTTTCTATAAATTAAATTATGTACTCAAAATATATTCACTTATAAATTAGTATATTATGCTACTTAAGGAAAATGAGTACATAATCTTTTTATTTTCTTAATATTCTTAAAACTTATAAATATTTTCTAAATAATTAATTATGTACTCAAAATATATTCACTTATAAAAAAGAATATTCTTTATAATCTCTTTGTATATTATGCTACTTAAGGAAACGAGTACATAATCTTTTTATTTTCTTAATATTCTTAAAACTTCTAAAACTTTTCTAAATAATTAATTATGTACTCAAAATATATTCTTTATAAGTTATTGAATATATATACTAATCACTTAGTATATTATGCTACTTAAGGAAAATGAGTACATAATCTTTTTATTTTCTTAATATTCTTAAAACTTCTAAAACTTTTCTAAATAATTAATTATGTACTCAAAATATATTCACTTATAAAAAAGAATATTCTTTATAATCTCTTTGTATATTATGCTACTTAAGGAAACGACTTAATATTCTTAAAACTTCTAAAACTTTTCTAAATAATTAATTATGTACTCAAAATATATTCTTAATAAAATAAAGTATAATCATTTCGCCCACTTAGTATATACAATGTGATTCTCTTTGTATATTATGCTACTTAAGGAAAAACGAGTACATAATCTATTTAATTTCTTAAATTTAGTAAAACCTCTAAATCTTTTCAATATAATTAATTATGTACTCAAAATATAATCTATTATAACTTATTGAAAATACATTGTAATCACTTAGTATATTATTCTACTTAAGGAAACGAGTACATAATCTTTTTATTTTCTTAATATTCTTAAAACTTATAAATATTTTCTAAATAAATAATTATGTACTCAAAATATATTCTTTATAAGTTATTGAATATATATAGTAATTACTTACTATATTATGCTACTTAAGGAAACGAGTACATAATCTTTATATTTTCTTAATATTCTCAAAACTTTTTAAATCTTTCTAAATAATTAATTATGTACTCAAAATATATTCACTTATAAAAAAAGAATATTCTTTATGAATCACTTAGTATATTATGCTACTTAAGGAAACGAGTACATAATCTTTTTATTTTCTCAATATTCTCAAAACTTCTAAATCTTTTCAAAATAATTAATTATGTACTCAAATGTATCCTTAATGTTTTGTAAAATATAAGTCTAATATAAGATTTTAATATATAAAAATTGATATGTATATTTATATATTAAAAATATACTATGCTAACTAAAGATATGAAGTTTATTGATTTATTTGCAGGAACAGGGGCATTTTCATTAGTTTTGGGAAAAAATAATAAGTTTAAATGTGTTTTTAGCAATGATATGATGAAATGTTCTAAACAAATTTATGAACTTAATCATCCCGACCATAAGTTTACACTTCAAGATTTAAATGATATAAAAGTTGAAGACATACCTCATCACGATCTTTTATGTGGTGGATTTCCTTGTCAACCATTTAGTATAGCAGGTGATAAAAAAGGGTTTGATGATAATAGATCGAATGTTTTTTGGAAAATTATAGAAATATTGGAAAAACATAAACCTAAAATTATTATTTTAGAAAATGTTAAAAATCTAAAGTCTCATGATAACGGAAATACCTATAATATTATAGAAAAAAAATTACAAGATACTGGTTATTATATTAAAACATCTATATTAGATACTTGTAAAATAACAACGATACCTCAAC